CACTAATTGAACCAGGTCCTTTTGCGGTCGCGATTATATTACATCCGTTGGCGGCCATCTCTGCAATCAATCTCGGTTCGGCTGAATCCGCAACGATCAAACGCTCTTGCGCTACTGATTTATTGATGAACGCAATTTCAGACGTTTTAAGACGTGATTTATATAAATGCTCACAAACATATAACTTTTTATTTTTAGTGTCTAAAACGCATTCTATTAAAGTCGTAGGGTCAATTGAGAATCCAAAATCTTGTCCGAATGAACTCTGCAATCCATCTGGATTGAATTTGCCAAACTTCCAATTTGAGAAAACAACCCCCTCGGCCTTGTCCATCCAGCCACCCAAAATAACGTGCTTATATTTTTTAGGATTTATTTGTTTGATATTCTCAATCTCATCGAGGAACGACTGATCCAAATTATCGGCGTTATCTTTATACGTTGTATGAATGTACGTCGTATTTCCTTTTATGCCGTTAAATCCCTCCTGGACCCCCTCGCGTTCGAAAAAACGTTTATAAATCCAATGCTCTTTTGTTGTTGGGTTTAAAATAAGTATAACGCGATTCTGTACGCCCTTTTGACGTATAGATAAATTAATTTTATCGAACGTCGTCTCGTCTGTTAACTCTTCGGCCTCGTCGAGTATCCAAGTGTCAACCCCTTGCAAAGATTTGATGTTTGCCGTTTGATCTCCAGAGGATGTTTTGATCCCCTTAAATATAATCTGGTTACCAGTCAACAAATTTGTTATCTCGGTTTTGTTTATATTGAATATCTCCTCGGCCCCGAGCATCTCGATTTTTTCTTTAAACTCGGGTATAATTGAAAGGTGCGCCGAGGTCATCGTTTGACGAGTGAACAAAATCTTGTGTTTTGTGTCAGTGTTAAACGACAAAAGGCTGGAAAACATTCCAACCTCAAATGATTTGCCCGATCCACGCCCCCCAGTTATTACAAAAAAACGTGTATCGTTCTCGTAAAGAGGTTTATATTTATTGTTTAAAAGCAACAAGTTCCTTTAAATTAAAATCGTTAACGTTAAGAGTTGTCTCAACTGTATCCTTTGGATTTCCGTAAGCGTATGCAATGATTAATTTTGCCGCGCTAATTTTGTCCGAGTCTTTAGCTTGTGAACTGTTTACTATTCTAGCCAAACAAAGAATCGCCTCCATCGAGTGCGGTTTCATTAAATCCCTAATTCTGTTTTCCTCGTCTTTTGGTTTGCGACCCGCTCCAGGTCTCGCCCCTCCTTTTGTGTTTTCCATCTTTGATTTTGTTTTGTTTATTCAATATTAAACTACAATTCCCAAATTTCGTTTTTCTAAAGTTTCTTTTTTACCGTTTAAGGTTAAGATTCTAACTGAAATTTTTAAATTTTCAACAATTGTACCTCTGAAATATTTATCCTCAACACCATCTGAATAATAAACTTTTTGCCCTATTTCGTAATTTATATTTTTAACTGAAGGTTTCATAATATTTTTTTTGTTATTATTATACCGCAAATATATAACTAAAAATTAAACTACCAAACTTTTTACAAAAAAAAATAAAAAAAATTTTAAATTACGTTCCGATTTTATATAAACAACGTTTTTTTAAATCAATTGTTTCTCTCTTTTGCCAATTTAATATTTGAGGCACATACCGCCAGGCGTTGTTTTTCGTTGGGGTACTCTTGAATCATTACGGCGTCGGCCATACATCGATTAATAAAAGCCTCGGGTTTTTCGTTATTATTCGGCTTCGGTATAGGCATCGAAAATGATTTTAAGGTTAGAAGTATAATCTCTCCAACAAGATTGGCAACCCTCAATTTCAAGATTTACCCCGAAAACTTTTAAATAAATACTGTTTAAAATATATTTGGTTGTAAGTGTCAACAATTGATTTGAATTATAAAACTCTTTTAAAAATTCGTGATCGTGTTGATCTAAACAATTAGCGATTTTAAAGTTTGGATATAAAGCGTTTAATTTTTCTTTACGCTCATTGCATCCGCAATCAATTCCAGTTGCAGCGCTGAAAGTTTCAACTGCTTTTTTTATTCCAGTTGCAGCGGTGATTTTTTCGATTGTGTCTCCTAGTCCTTTCGGTTGTCTTTTTGCCATATTACAATAATTTAATTATTTGATTTATTTCTTTTGATATTTCTATATTATAGTGGATCGTCTCCTCGGTTGCAAATGAAATATAATATTTTATTCCATCGGGCCGAATTAAAATGCCAGTGATTATTCTCTCAAATTGGTTTGGATCGGTTAATAAAAAAACAATATCCCCAATCTTATACTCTTCGTTTTCCATACTCTAGCAACATTTTATTACATTTTGTTATTGTTCTAAATATTACCTGGTAATCGTAATTATATTTTTTAGCGAATTTTCGAAAAGAGGTTTTCTCTTCGATGTATTCTAAATAAATGCGTTTATCGTACCAATGCCACGTGTCAATAAATTGAAGTATGTTTGTTATATCCTCGGTATGATCCTCGATTTCGTCAATCGTATCGATGTCGTCCTGGATCTCAATTGTTTGGATTTGTCTCTTGCGCTTGGAATCCATAACGGTCGTAAAAAGTGTTAGATAAAAATATCCGATATTTATATTCTTACGGCCTATAACTTTAATATAGGCATCTTGAACGAAATCCTCCGAGTACGAACCCGCCCCGAAAGATTTCGCAATAGAAACCCAATAGTTGTGCTTATTTATAATCTCATCCATCATTTACCAAAATTAGTAAAATAAAGCAACATTTGATTTGATTAAGTTATTAACAAGGCGTTAAGTTTTTCGTAGTCCTTAAACGTAAATAGAGGTATTGGTTTGTTCCAAAGTTTGTGATCGTTGTCTTTACGTAGGGTTTCGATAATTTTAAGATACGGCCATCGGTCCCGCGCTGGGGGAATGTTACCTTTTGATATTTTACTCGAGTAATCGATCGGAGCCTTTCGGCTTTTTGTCAACTTCGCTTTTTTATCAATGTATTTAAAATATTCAACTTTTACCTCATCAAATAATTGTTTTGATTTTGTGTCGAACGCTTGCTCAATTTTTTCGTATTGAGGGTATTGTTTATATATATGCGTTTTCTTTTTGATATTAAATACAGACGCGTGAGAAACGAAATCCAATTCCTTGGCCAATTCCGTTAACGATTTGCCCTCTTGTCTGTCGATATAAACGGCCTTAACAAAAACGTTAAAACGCTCGCGATTATTAATTTTCAAATCTAATTTGAATATGCTCTTTATTTCTTGTACTGTCATAGTTTTTTTATTTATATTGAAATAATATTACTTTAGCTAACGCAGCCGCGTCGTCTATTTCTATTTCGGACTGGGTCAAAACACGATCTTCGTCATCCATAAAAGATATTACCATTGCTTTTTCAGTTAAACAAAAAGCTACTTTTTGATAATTAAAATCTGGAATTACCGAAAATTCAGTAACATTGCATTCTATTGTTATTGTACTCATAATATTTTTTTTTAAATTATAGCTTTTCTATTTCTTGTTTTATTTCAAATAAATACATTGTTTTGTCAAATGATTCATTCAAATCACCCGTAATAAATTCCCTTGCAAAATCAACTGATAGTAACGCACATTTTTTTATTTGATTGTCATATACAATAGGATGAATAAAATCTTTGTTTAATAAATTATCAAACTTACTATACAATTCGTTTGCTTTTTCTTTTGGAGTCATCATTTTTTTAAGGTTATAGTATTAAAATTTAATATTTTTTTAAGGTTATAACCTAACTTTATTATAAATTTTTCGATTGCTTGTCTCATAGTATTTTTATTATTTGGTTTTTGTTGTTTATTAAAAACGTAAGTTCAAACTCTGAATCCATCATTTGTATAACTGGATCAAGTTCCAAATGATTAAAAGCAATACCGAAGTTTTGCAATCCAATATCGGTTCCACCTTTTGCGATAAAATACGAATAAAAAAAGTTAATAGGATATTGATTTTGCAAACGCATTTGTTTATAGATATTTTTCAACTTTTCCATAGGGAACTATTTTTATTTCGTTAGTGTCAAAAACATATATCGAGCATTTATATTCGTAACCATCTTTAAAAGTTGAAATCAAACGACACTCTTGGCCCGATTGTATAGTGAATACTTTTGCAAGTATTGGGATTTGTTGGCCTCGATATTCTTTAAAACCCGTTCTCAATTGCGTAGTTTGCATAAGCGATTATTTTTTCGAAATCCGATTTATCCTGGTCCTTTTTTCTCCACGTGTATTTGTCAATATTAAAACGACAACAAGCCAAAAGCTCCTCTTTTGTTAGATTGGCTTTTGCACGTTCAAACGTATCAATCCCAATTTTATATTGCGTCGGTTTTGATTCTTTAATTTGTAAATTATTTTCTCCGCTATCAACTTGATTCCAAAAATCGTGACCCTCTGGAGTTCTATCCCACAAAAACGCCATTCTTAAAAATTCGTTTCTATCACAAATATTCCTTTGTTTGTATTGATTGTCTAACGCTAATTTTTTTAAATCTTTTGGTAAGTCTTTAATTTTCATAATTTATCTTATAATCGGTCCATATATAAACGAGAAAACCTTTTTCCCGCAATTCTTTTATTCTATACTTTTGGATTTCACTCAATACTCCTTTTGGTTGTTTTACCTCAATAAATATTGTCTCTCCATTTTTTAAAGCCATTAAGTCGGGGATTCCGTTAATCGATGTTTTTATTAATTTTATAACAAAATACCCCTCTTTTTCTAGTTGCTTTTTAATTTTTGTTTGTCTCGCACTCTCTAACATAAGAAAACAATTAGTTCCTCGTCTTCGATCTCAATTTCAAATTTTCCGCTCAAGTCTTCCGAGGCTCCACAAATTGTAAATCGATACATTCCATTTTCGTTTCGTGGTTTTATAATACGTTTGTTCATATCAATGTCCACCTTTTTAAAAACTATCTTATCGAAATATATGTTATATTGTACGTCGGTACTGAAAAAATCGTCGTACGATATACATTGAAAACAAGTGCTTGAATTTTTTACTCTATAAATATTTATCATACCACAAATTTAATAAACTTTTTTAAATATATCCAAGGTAAAGTTCTTTTTTTTCAATACCGAGTCGTAAATTTTATATTCAATACCATTTTTGGCAAATACCCAATAGACGGAATTTTCTTTTCGTTCCATTGTTGTCAACCTATCTCGCGATTGCCAATAAGAAGTTGCCGAGAAATCGATGTTATAATAAACTAAACAATTGGCTTGTTTTAAACTTATACCCTCACGGCCCGAAACGATTTGCAACGCAATTGATTTGTCCGTTGTATTAAACTCCTCTAAATTATCGGTTAATTGATCGCCAAATATTTGTTTTAGTGCTTTGTATTCCTCAACAAATTTGTAAAAAATACCTATCTTTTTATTTTTAAATAGTTCGAATATCTTTTCCGCTTTTGATGTATCTATTATTTTAGAGGATCCGTCTTCAAATTTACACGTACCCGATGACAATTGATGTATTTTTTGCATCAACTTTGCTCCAGTGTCCCCCAGGATAATATCCCCGTTTGTGTTGGTAACAATATTATCTCTTTTTAAACGCTTAATAATTTCATACGTAATAGGCTGCATTTCAACCTCGATAATAAACTCGTCAACCTTTGAAGTAAATCCCGCCTCTTGTTGAGTGTATGTAATTAAATAAGGCTCAACTATTGGGAGTATCTTTGCTTTTATACCGTCGTCGTAAACTTTTACTTTTGCATAGCCTAGATTTCTCTCGGTGACGTTAACGTAATCGTTGGCCCATTTATAAAAATTAACGTAATTTTTAAAAGGCGAGTTATTCGAAACCCAAAACTGGTGAAACCATTGCGAGTGATTCTCTGGAGTAGGCGTACCACTTAAAAAAATCATAGGCAAACTTCCGTAACGTTTTTTAAATAATACGGCCGCTTTGTTAGGCTTTGGAAATGCTCCGAATCGGTGATGCTCATCGTGTATAACTAGATCAAATTTTTGATTAATTAAATGTAAGCTCTCATCGTTAATAATAGTAATATCAAAACTAGGTTTTAATTGATTAAAATCATTTTGAATTGATTCGATAGCCTTTTTTTTAGTTAAAAACAAAACTCGTTGCGCTCCAAAATTGTCGGCGGTTTGTAGGGCCGTAAAAGTTTTACCCGTTCGAACCTCCATCGTTAAATAAACAATTTTGTTTATTTTTAAAACCTTGGCGGCCTTATTGGAAATTTCGATTTGATAATCTCGTAATTTAAACATACTAAAATAGTTTAGTTTGGTTGGTATGGTTTATTATTCTTTGTATTGCTTTGTCGTAATACTCTTTATCTAATTCACAAGCAGTCAATTCAAATCCGTAATCGTGACAAGCTATCGCTATTGAACCTGAACCTAAATGCGTATCGAGTATTTTGTCTCCTTGATTCGTATATTTGTCAAGTAAATATTTGTAAAGTTGTACTGGCTTTTGAGTTGGGTGTATTTTTCCGTTTTTTGGAACTGACAATTTATATATTTTTGCTAATTTATCAAATGATGTCCAAGCGAGTTCTGCCATTGCAAGAGTAAAATCATCACTAATTTGTTTATCCCAAACTATAAAACATCTTGTTGGTGGTAAATTAAAATAATTACCTCCCCATATTATTTGATTTTTAGAAACTCTAAATAATTCGTTAAAATATTTTTGACTTGGAACGCAATCCCACCCTTTATCAACTATATCGTTAAACTGCATCTTACCACTCTTTCCACCTTTAAATTTATCTCCAATTCCATAAGGCGGATCTACAATAGCCAAGTCAAAATAGTTATCAGGATAACGAGCCATTAAAAGCATATTGTCCTCGTTTGTTATTGTTATTTTATCTGTTACTTTCATAGTTTTAAAAAATGAACTCATCGTTTTCTTTTTTATCTTTATTATTAATTTCGAACCATTTATCGCCGTTTGTGTTGCCCTCTTTAAATTCCAATCCCTTAAACGAACACCATTTTTGAACCCAAATATTAAAACGTTTGTTTGTTAGTTTAAATTGTGCGTAATCGGGATACTCTCTTTTAAAATCGTCTAGGACCGTTTGCTTATTAAGTCGAACGTTTTCGCTTAACTCTTGAATAAATTCGTAGAACTCCATACAAGTCGAGGCGATTAATTTTCTCAATTTAATATTTTTAGAATTTTGTTGCACCAATCCAAGGCTCAAATAAGTTTGCAAACAAGCGATCATATAATTATCAAATTGAACAAAATCTTGTTGGCTCCAGTCGTCAAACAATTCGCGTTTGAACTCGTCGAACGGCGTTAAATTTTTACCGTAATATTGTGCGATCTCCATTTCGTGACGTCGTCGGTCGTTTGAATTTCCATCTCCTTTGATTGCGTAATTTGTACTAATCACCATCTTTGGCGATTCCTCAACCGATAATTTTAACGCGTCTTTGTTTTTCTTTTCGAGTGTCATCCCCTCGGTTACCAAACTAAATTTATTTTCAAAATTAAAGTTCTTAATTACGTCGTCAAATACTAGAACGTTCGTCTCTGTTGAGACTGTTTGATAAGGAAAAGATTTTTTATCGTCGAACGTTTTACCGTCTAAAATTGCAACTTTTCTCAATTGTTTAATTCCCTGGATAAAAACACCTTTTCCCGTTCCGCCCTCTGGGTTTTCGCTTATAACTTCGTCGTTTAAAATAATCGCTTTATTGTTCGATTTGTTTTTATATGTTGACAATAAGTAACCGATCACGCATTCCATCGCTTCGGGTTCCCCGTTTGTGATGTTTGATATAAATCGTTTATAATCGTTATCGATATTTTTTGACTCAATCCAATCTCTTTGGATAATTTGAGACTCCCAAATGTACCCATAGTCGTCGATATAATCGTTTAATTTTATCGAGTCTTTTGTTACCTCCAGGATCCCGTTTTTAAATGCCAAATAAGATTTATATCTGTTATCTTTGAGCATTGTCATTTCGATTGTATCGAGCATTAACAAATAATTCTCACTAAATAAATTTTGATACGATGCGCAATAATTCCAAATTTGTCGGCCATCCTCTCGGTTTTCCAAATATTTAAGAACGAAATCTTTTATTTTTTCGATCGATGTTTCCTGGACCTTATTCTCGGTAACTTTTACGAACGTTGGCTTTTGGCAATCATTCTGAAAGTATTTTCGAAATCCCCAATTCTCAAGAGTTGTTTTATATTTGAATGTGTCAATATGAATTTTTTCTTTTCCAGTTTTATCGTTTACCTCGATAAACCAAAAATCCGCGTCTTTTGTGTCCTGGCTAATATCCTCGAACGTATCCTCTGAAATTGAGTGCAAACGCATAACTTCATTTTTGCCCTTTTTTAAATCGCGTTTGATTGTATCGATTTTTGTATAGTCCTCGAAAAACTTGCAATCAAATTGACGTTTTTTGTAGGCCGATTTTATAGTTGTTTTCGCTTCACTATCTGAAAAATCTCCGATTGTTACATTGTTTAAAATATACCCCTCGGCCGTAGGTTGTGAAATTCCATATTCACAAAAGGCTCCCGCTAGATCAAAAATAAAAGAATTGCGTTCCCCCTCGTTAAATCCTTTTCTCCAATTAAAAGCCATTATCTTTTCAATTATTTTCCCCTCGTCATTTATTGGCAACAAAGGAACTTTTTCTTTTACAGAAAACCCCTCATCGACAATTGAGGGAGCGTATAGATCCGACTCGTAATTGATATAAATATTCGGGTCGTAAGATTCAAAGCAAACGCGATCAACGTTTGAGGTAACCTCGTCGAAATATTCATATTGGAAATCCTTGTTAAATTCTTTGAAATATTTCGGATGTGTTATTTTATCGCATTGAGGGATTTTTATAACTCCTTTTATTCCGTTACCACTTGGGGATATAAACAACGATAGGAAATAATTATTTTGTTTTAACAATTCCAGGTGCGCGAGCATTACATCGTTATTTGGATATTTGTCAAAATCGACAACCATAAGGCCCGAATGTTTGACAAGTCCGTTGCCTGATCTCTCCGAAAATTCACCCGCAAACATTATACAAGGGAGTTTATTTTTGATTTGCTCCCCGTTTCTTATACGCTCGATAAGTTCTTTTGATTTTCCGTTTCTTATACGCTCAAGAACTTGTTCGAGTGTCATATTGAACGGAACCTCTTTTGATTTGAGTAAATCCTTAAATACTGAAATTTTGTATTCCATAACTTTGGTTTTTTATTATTACCTCACAAATATATAAAATTGTTTTCAATAAAAACAAAAAAAAATCCACTAAATTTAATTAGTGGACTTTTCTCGTAATAAACAACTATTTAAAAAACCAAATCCTCTTTAATCTCCTCCTCTTCAACTACCTCGATATTGTTTGTAAGGTATTGTTTTAAATAAGCCTCTAACGTGTCGAAATTCTCGTCGGCTTGTTTAGATTCTTTATCGCTCAAAGCGTTACCAATTGTAAAATTTGGAGTTGAATATTTAACACTCCCTTTTTTTGCTTCGGTTGCAGAATTTACCTCGATCCAATTTTCGGTTAATTTGCTTTTGTTAGCTTTTGTAAATTCGCCCCAGGCTTGAGTACTCGATCCTTTCAATTGGATATTTGCAAGTTGCCCGTTTTCTGTCATTATATAAATAGATTTTACATAATGGCCACCAGCGGCGCGAACTTTTTCTTTAATTAAAGAATACAATCCTTTTGCGATTTCGTTTCCTTTGAACGGTTTAACTGTCATCTCTTGTTTTGAGATATATTTAACCTCGTTTGAATAGATTGCTGATTGACTAGCGTCATCCCAACCCTTAACCGTGTGAAGTTCGTCGAGAACTACAAATTTAAACGGAAGCGGTACTAAAACGTTTGCCTCTTTTTCTCTGTCGTAAAAAGAAAATTGTTTGTCGTTTGACTTCCAATCCAAAAATTTAGTTGATGGATTTTTTTGTGTTCCCTCGAATGCTTTTGCTCTATTGCTCATAATATTTATTTTTTTTTGAGTTGAAATTAAGAGGCTCAACCCTTGCCCCGATTAATATTATTTAACGAATATACGAATTTTTTATTATATTACGGTAAACTTTGTTAACATTTTCTCTATTTTGTCCACGCAAATAATAAAATTTTATTATTCGTCTTATTCTCTGGAGTGCCGATTGCTTCATTACATTTCGGGGTTAAAGTTTTTGCGCATTAAAGTTGCAATTTTATTTGATAACTCTGGAAAATATGTGCTTTTTTGAATTGTAAAAGTATCGTTAACCTCGTTATTTAATAATTCACACATCCCAATCAAATCGTCTTTGAATTTCAGCATCATTGGGTTAGTAGGTTTTAAATCGTCTAACGACTCGAGCAATAAATTACATAAACAAAAAAGTTTGTGCATTTCGATTTTTTTAGCTTTTGGATTCATATTGTAGGTTTTTAGTAATTTTATTAATATAGTTTAATTTTATCTCAATTGCTTGCTCCAAACGTTGTTTGATTAATTCGATCATATCCTCGTCACGTTCGACGATAATCGTATGATGGTACTCTTTGTCGTTTAATATTAAATAGTTGAAAAAATAGGCCTTGTTTGAGTTAGAACAAAGCATTTGCATTTGCATTTGTGCAATGTACTCTGGATCAATATCCTCGTCGGCTACAATTTTAAAAAATTTATTTGCTCGTGGGCATTTTATCTCCAAAATTGCATCCGTTCCGACAACGCCATCTGGTGAGGCCCCAGCGTGATCGCCATAGGGAAACATAAACGATGGCTTTGTCTCTGGATACAACTCTTGGAATTTTGCAAATGCAATTGGCTCCGTATCAATTCCGCGTTGAGTATCAAATGAACTAAACGGAACCTCTGTTTTTCCGTGCAATTGTTCGATTGCCTTTTCAATTGCGTAAGTCTCTCCAGTTTTACCCAGTCCACGAACCCCCAGGAGTTTATGTATTTCCGAGGCCGTAAATTTTCCGTAACGTTCTTTAAACCAATCGTTAGAACGTTGATCGCTTTTGAAATTGTTTTTTCTATTACTCATAAATTTTGGCGTAAGCGTTGCACATTAATTCGTTATTTGAATAGTAAACCGATTTAACTCTCTCGAGCATCCAACGGTTAAATCTTTCGACGTTAGTTTCTTTTTTCATAGGGTGCTAATATAGTGGTTTTTGTTAAATATTCCTCGTTTGTAATTTCTCCGAATGTACGCTCCGAAACGTGTATCTCGGCCAATTGCTCAAGACGTTTTTTCATTGCTGCGCATCTGGTTTCCGATTCTCTCAATCGTGATTCTAAAACGCTCAAGTCTTCGCGCAATAGATCCTCGATTGTATATTGTTGACGTTCGTCTTGAGACTCATAGTCTCCCATTTTCCATTTATCGTAACTATTCATTTTTTTTGATTTTCCAAAGTCCAACATTATTTGAATGATTCCTAAATTCTGTAACCAAACACGAATCGTTCATTACTGGCAAGTTAATAATTTTATTTATATACTCATAATTTGACACTAAAATACAATTGTGCAAATAGTGCAAAGATTGATTTTCTATTGTATAGCCTTTTTTCATAATATTAAGATCTAAAAATAAATTGAAATAAGATATACATTCCAACAAGATAAGCAAAGTTTTGTTGACAAATTGCTTTTGATAAAAAATTTTTCATAGTGTTTGTTTTATTATTACAGTGCAAATATATAAAAGTGTTTTAAATATAAATGTTAATTTTTTGTTAATTTTTATATTATATACTTTTTTTCTTTTTTTTACTACTTTTTGACCCCCCCTAAAAAAAAATAATATTATTTGATAGGGGGGTATAAAAAAACCCGATGTTTATAATCGGGTCAAAAATTGGAAAGTAATTTTTATTACATTTTCATCGGTACGATCAAAGGTTGAGTTCCTTTGTTCAATAATACACCGCAGCCTATCGCTGGCTTTTTATAGTTTCTACCGTACGCCATAGCGTAAGAATCTTTATCTATTCCGCAACCGACTTGCATCCCAAAAATAATAAACTTGGACCCAACCAAATATTCAAGATAAAAATCCGAATGCAAATGCCCCTGGATTTGGCTTTGTAGTTCCTTTTTTATTCTGGTCCTAGCGGTTCCGCCCTCGCCGTGGTTTATATTAATATCGAATACCTCAATACTTTCGACGAAATTCCAATTAGGAACGTTTAAAACGTCGTTGTAGTCACGAATCCAGCGTTTAGAAATACCATTCGAAAACGCTTTTCTATAAACCAATCGATCGTGGTTACCAATAATAACGTCGGCCTTTGGAAATGCTTTGTAGTATTTTTGCAAACGCTCAATCGCTTTGTCTAGTTCCTGGCCCGCTGCCATTCCGTCGGGGTCCGATTCGTGGTAAGACGAGAAATGATTGTCGATGACGTCGCCAATGAATATAACGCGGCCGCAATTATATTTGATTTGTTGCTCTTTGCAAAATTCAAGGTACCCATCCAAGTCGAACGGGCAATGCAAATCTCCAATAATTAGGATATTGTCGTCGTTTAACGTGGATTGCGATTTGCGATATCTACCGATTTTTTTTCGCAATCCCTCAATTTGATAATAACTTGCTTTTGGATTTAATTTTTTGGCTATCTCAATATTTGAGTATCTCGATAGTAATGGAGTAACGTCTTTTTCAAAATTCATATTTATAATATAAGTAAAGGCCGAATCCAACGATTGGAATCAGTAACCACCAATACGAAACGCGTTCGATGGTTTTTTCTTTTTTAAATACCTCTCTTTTAACATCAACGTTTTTAACCACGTTTTTAGACGTTATCTTTTTGGATGTATCTACTATTATAGTTTTTGCTTTTTTATGTTTTAAAACGGCGTTTTTGTACGTTATCCCATTCACAACCATAGGTAATGAATCAATTAACGGACAAATCTCCAACTCTTCGGAGTTATTAGTCGTTATAATATTATTTTGTTGTTTGCTTACGCTATCAATTTTGATAGTCATAGTTGAATCAACGCTTGTTTGTTCCTTATTTAGTTGGACCTTACGAACCGAGCAACTCGTCAATAATAACAAAAGTATTAAATATCTCATATTTGAAAATATAAATTTGATTCGGCGCGTCGTCTATTGATCAACCCCTGGAGTATTTTCCCGTTTGATTTGTTCCATTTTAAAAATTCCTCTTTTATTGTTGGATCGTTCGGGTTTGCGTTTACCTTTTTTAATAACGTGCTATTTCTGAAATTCGTCATTCCTAAATTATAGGCAAACGATGTGAGCGCGTTAAGTTGGTTTTGTGAAATTATAGATTTGATTGATTTCGATACCTCCTTTGCAAAATTGTCCGCTACAAATTGAAGCATCTCGTTTGCATATTCTCGAGTAATTTGTTTATCGGTTAATTTTACTTTCGACCCGTTTGGATAATAAGTATTTCCGAATCCAATGGTAGGGATACCAGCTGGACAAAGATAGGGCCTATCGGAATAACCCTCGTATTGTTTTATTAAATCGTAACCTCTAGCGTTTAATTTCATTGAAATCGGATTTTATTTCTTTTGCTCGATTGAATGCTTTTTTTAATAAGGCCCAAATATCAATTTTGAAAGTCTCCTCGATGTTTTCTTTTATAGAAACTAATTCGACAAATATCAAAAGAATTGCGCATATTTTAGTAAACATAAAATCGAATCCAAATGCTTTTTGTATAAACTCATTTAAAACAAAATTATCAATTAAAAATAAAAAGATAATACAAATTTCGTATAACGCCATTTTTGAAATAACGTTCGACAACTTGCGACTTCTTATTGATTGCCATCCGTTTAATTTTATCGATTTAAAAATACCCGTAAAAGTATCCAGAATTATCGCTGATCCGACAGCTATTAATAGGCCGTAAATTGGTACAAATAATAAAATTAAGGATGCAAAAAAATAGTTGATATATTTCATTTAATTAAAGGGGGCGATTTTCACCCCCTCGGTTTTATAAGTTAATTCTCTTCTGACTCCTCCGCTTTTTTTGGAGTTAGTACTTGAATAGCTTGCAAAGTGATTGCTGCATCTTGTAAAGATAAAACTCCTTTTGCTTGTGCCATTTGTGCTACTTGAATCAAAATCTCGGTTGCTTGTTGAATTTCCATTTTTCGTTTTATTTAGAATTAATTCGTAAATTTAACTAATTTTCAAATGGAGGGGGCAAAGTTACGTTAACGGGATTTATTAACAATTCAAGTTGATTATCTAAATTCTCTTCCATTGCGTCAACATCCAAAGTTGATTCTAACCAACTACAAACTTGATCTTTTGTTAAATCCTCGTAAGGAGTAAAATCCTCACCAGTTGGTAATGGCATAGAAGTAGCACCATAAACATCTGTACTAACCTCATCTTTTGTTGCAGCATAACGCCAATGAATTGTAATTACTACGTCTTGTAAATCACCATCTTTTTTGATACATTCCATTGCTGAAATTATCCACTTAAATTCTGTCATATTATTTTGTTTTTAAAATTTCTATTTCTGCTTTTAATTCTTTAATAGCATTTACCAAAGCTGCATAAATACCTTCTTTGTCAAGTCCTAATCTTTCACCCTCTTCAGTTTCAAATTCTTTTACTAATTCAGGCATCACTTCTTGTACTTCTTGAGCAATAAATCCAAATTGTTTACCTTGATCTATTTTGTCATCTTTCCAATTATATGATACAGGTCGTAATTGTAGTATTTCATTTAAACCATATTGTAAGTCCGTAATATCATCTTTTAACCTACTATCTGATGGATTTGTACTTGTTAAAGTTCCACCATTAGAATACACTATACCCGTTCCTAACGTTGGAATTAATACATTGCCCGAAGCGGTTAAATTAAGAACAACACTCGAAGCGTTTCCAAATTTTAAAGGTCCTTGTCCACCATTTGCCCAAGAATAAGATATTAGCGTCCCATCTGAATTTGTTGGAAAAGTTGTTATTGCAAATATATTTGTATTTGTTCTCATTTCAAAACCTCTTTGTGCTGAAGTTCCGTAATCACCGATATGAATATTACCTGCTACATTTAATTTAGCACTTGGTGAAGTGTAACCTATTCCTACGTTGCCACCCGCTTCAATTACCATTTTTTGGCTACCATTTGTATTTAACTTTATAGCACCATTTGATTCATTTGAAAGTAATAAATCAGTTCCT